CAGATTAAGTTAACTAAAACAGAAGGTGGGAAGGTAGTCTCAGTATCTTCTAAGATTGTGAATTTCCCGGACTTCTGGGATGGAGATTATAAGTACTTCATTGCTCTGGAAGAAGCTAAGAAGTTGGGAAAACATTTAATTGTTTCCAAAGCTAGGCGTAAGGGATTTAGTTATAAGAACTCCGCTGTGGCAGCTAATCTTTACAATACAGTTAAGAATTCATACACTCTTTTGGCAGCGTATGATAAGAAATATCTATACCCAAAAGGTATTATGACTATGACCATTGATCACATGAACTTCTTAAACCAAAACACTGGATGGGCAAAGCGTAGGCAGGTAGTTGATAAACAGAACCATAAACGAGCTTCCTACTATGAGTACATTAACGGACAGCCCGTAGAGAAAGGATATAAGAGTGAGGTAGAAGCTATTACCTTTAAAGATAATCCAGATGCAGCCAGGGGAAAAGATGCTACAATGATAATCTTTGAAGAGTGTGGAGTATTTGATAATTTGAAGGATACCTACATGGCAACAAAACCATCTGTTGAAGATGGGGGAGTTACAACTGGTCAGATGGTACTCTTTGGAACTGGTGGTGACATGGAAGGTGGAACAATCGACTTTGAGAGTATGTTCTATAATCCGGATACCTATAACTTATTTGCATTTGACAACGAATGGGATGAGGGAGCACATGGAACTAATTGTGGATTCTTCTTTCCTGACTACCAGAATAAGGTGGGTTATATGGATAAACATGGTAACTCATTGATTCAGGAGGCTCTGACTGCAGAAAATGCCAGACGGGATCAGATAAAGAAAGATTCGAAAGATCCTGGAGTTTTAGACAAGCATATAACCGAGTACCCATTTAATCCTAAAGAAGCATTCTTACAGACTTCTCATAATATGTTTCCAACGGCAATGCTTAACGAATGGAGGAACTCCCTGCAACGTACCGGTATATACAAGAATGTAGGTGTATATGGGTATGTTTATACATCAGGAACTGGAGAGGTTAAGTTTAGACCCTCCGATAGTGCTTATCCAATAATAAAATTTCCCCACGATAAGGGTACTAATGTTCATGGATGCATAACAGTATGGCAAACTCCTTATAGAGATATGAGTGGTAGCATTCCTGATAACCTATATATAATAGTGCATGACCCCTATGCACAGGATGGTGGAAGTGGTAAATCTCTGGGCGCTGCCTATGTAATGAAAAGAGTTAACCCTGTATCCAAACCAGATGACATGATTGTAGCTTCTTATATAGGAAGACCTGACACACAGGATGAATACAATGCAAATCTTTTCCTATTAGCTGAATATTATAATGCTAGGATTGGATTTGAGAATGATCGTGGTGAGGTGATACCCTTTGCAAAACGAACAAAAAATTTAAAGTGGTTACTACCCGAGGCTGAAATATTTGATAAAACTTCTAATATTTCAATAAGAAAGCTCGGGAGGACCTATGGAACTTCAATGGGAAGTAAAGAAAGAAAAGGTCAAGCAGAAATTTATTTAAGAGATTGGTTAAAAACACCACGTGGAACTTCAGAGTCTGGAGAAAAAAAGCTAAATTTGCACTATGTTTACGACATAGCATTATTAGACGAACTTATCAAGTACAACCCGAAGGGTAATTTCGACAGAGTTTCAGCACTACTTATTGGCATGTTTAATCTTATCTCTCTCTACAACAAAAATGTAGAGAGGGAGCAAGAGGACAATTCCGAAGGTCTCTTTTCGCGTGAACTATTTATTTAAAACTTGGTACGATGAGTCAAATACCCAAACAAAAAATATCCACGTCTAAAAAAACAGACGAATGGGCTAAGAAATGTTTAGACGCTTATATTGAAGAGTCCTCATTTGCTGATGGCAGCAGATCGGATTTGCTTTCCTTATATAGATTGTATAATGGTCAAATAGATAAAAGCGCCTATAGCTATGTACTTAACCCATACAATTCTCCTAATAGCACTGGAAAAACTAGAAATTTTCCAGCTAAACTTCGTAACTATAATATTGTAAAACCCGTGGTGGATTTACTTGTAGGTGAAAAGGCTAAGAGATCTAATGGCTTTACCGATTTTCAAGTTGTAGTTAGAAACGCTGATGCTAAATCCAAACAATTAGAGGATACCCATAATGCAGTGCTGAAAAACCTGCAGCAAAGGTTTATTAATGAACTCAATGCACTAGGGCAAGAAACAGGGCAGGAGTCTCAAGAGGTACCACCTCCGGAGAGTGTTGCAGAGTTTGCAGAGGCTAACTATAAAGATGCAAGAGCCATTATAGGACAACAAAGTCTAGGATACCTTAGAGATTACCTGGATTTGGATGATAAATATCAAACTGCATTCTTTGACTGGCTGGTAACAGGAAGCGTATATACTTATAAGGATATATGTATGGATGAAGTTGAATATGAAATTGTTTCCCCTATAGATATAGACTTTCAAAAATCTCCTGATCTTGAATATATAGAAGATGCTGACTGGGTAGTTAGAAGAAAGTCAATGAGTGTTAATAATATCATTGATGCATTTTATGATGTTCTAACGCCTGATCAGATTGACTCTTTGGAAAACCCTAGAACAGGGGACGGCGGAACTTCATTAAGGATACCATTTTTAAAGTCTCAGGCTTCTGCAGATGCAATGACCAACCACAGTGTGGATGTTATGCATGTAGTATGGAAATCCTTTAGAAAGATTGGTATTCTTATGTATACTGATGAGATGGGCATACAACAAGAGATGGAAGTTGATGAGTACGCCAAGTTTGATAAATCTTTAGGAGAAAGTATTAAATGGTACTGGGTAAACCAAGTATGGGAAGGGTATCGTTTAGGTAATGATATTTATGTAGGCATGCAACCAACACAGGTGCAAAGAACCGCACTCACAAACCTTTCTAAGTGTAAACTCCCTTACAACGGTAGATTGTACTCTGCAAGACATGCAGATAATACATCGCTAGTTAATATGGGATCAGCCTATCAATTATTATATAATGTATTCCATTATAGGTTAGAGTTGTCAATAGCTAAGAATAAGGACAAGATAGCTCTTATTGAAATGAATACCATTCCAAAGAAACAGGGATGGGATGAAGATAAATTTATGTACTATGCTGATGCGATGGGATTTGCATTTATAGATTCCACGGCTGAAGGAAAGGGAGGAGAACGAGTTGCCTTTAATCAATTCCAGGTTCTGGATATGAGTCTAGGTCAGTACATAGCCGCGCAGTTTGAACTTCTTATGGCAGTTAAACAGGAGTGGGAAGATTTAATAGGCATAACAAGACAACGCAAAGGGCAAGCAATGGCGTCTGATGGCGCCGGAGTTACAGAAAGGGCAGTTTTCCAATCATCTGTAATGACAGAAGAGCTTTATAGGAAGTTCGATAAGTTCGTTGAAAAGGAAATGCAGGGATTCATAGACGTTGCCAAGTTTGCATGGCAGGGAGGTAAAAAATCTTCCTATATTAATAGTGATTATAAAAGCGAAATGTTAGATATAGATGGCAGAGAGTTTGCGGAAGCAGAGATTGCCGTATTTGCAAAGAATTCCTCTAGGGAGAATACAAAGCTGGAAACCTTCAAAAACATAGCTCTAAGCTTCGCACAAAATGGAACTAACCCATCTACAATTGCTGAAATTCTTGACACTGACAATTTCTCTAATATTAAGCGTCTTACTAAGGTTGCTGAGCAAAAACAGCAAGAACTCGCACAGCAGCAGCAAGAACAGATGGATAAAATGGAATCTCAAAAACTTGAAGTTGAAAGAGAGTTACATGAGGATAAACAAGCTCATGAATCGCTTGAAAACCAACTTGATAGAGATAATAAGATCCAGCTTGAATCTATGAAAATAGCTGCAAGCCAAGAAGATCAAGACCAGAACGATAATGGTATTCCAGACTATATTGATGTTCAGAAGGTAGCCTTAGAGGAGAAGAAGTTAGACTCTTCAAATAAACTACAAGAACGTAAACTTGATATAGAGGAGAAAAAACTAAGCCAAGCGAATAAGCCTAAAAAATAATATATATATAAAAAGTATATATTAAAAGGTTTTCTTTTGATATTTTTATAATAAACGAAATATAATTTTATTTAATTAATTTTACAACCGAATGAAAACAGAAAAACTAGATTTAAGCAAAATAAATGTAGTCAACTTGTTGGATGACAGCCTTCCTGGGGATCCGTCCTCAGAAGATGACGTTGCCAATAAGGATAATGAAGAAGCTACAGAAAACGTTGATGAAACCCCGGTAGAAGAAGAAGCTGTAGAGGCATCTAAAGATGATGATCAGGAACCTTCTGAAGAAGAACACCAGGCTGAAAAAGCTCAAGACTCGGAATCTGGAGATGTATCCATTATTGACGAGCTTAAGCAAAGGCTCGGATATGAGTTGGAAGGCGACTTTGAAGACAGTGTTGATGGACTCTTAGAGTTTACAAAAGGTACTGCAGATCAAATGGCGCAAGACCAAATTGAAACGCTCTTTGAAAGGTTCCCAGATGTGAGGGAATATATGAATTATAGAGCTGATGGTGGAGATGCTAAAAAGTATTTCCAAATAAGCAGCTCTGAGACTGACTACTCTAATTTAGAGGTAAGTAGTGACGATATTAAAACTCAAAAAGCCATTGTTTCTCAGACTTTAGAAGACCAAGGCTTTTCACCCGAGGAAATCCAAGAAACATTAGAAGACTATGAGGATGCGGACATACTCGAGAAGCATGCATCTAAAGCTCTTAAAAGGCTTCAGAAAAAACAAGAATCTGCTAAAGAAAAGCTTATTACTACTCAAAAGGAAGAAGCTGCCAAAGCGGCGCAAGAAAATGAAGCCCGATGGAAAGAAATCTCAGATATTGTAGATAACGGATCATTAAACGGGCTAAACGTTCCACAAAGAGAAAAGAAGAAATTCTTTGAGTGGTTAGCAGTACCCGTGGATAATCACGGAAACTCACAACGCACTTTAGAGCGCGATAAGCTAGATCAGGAAACTATGCTGGCTTTGGAATACATTGTATATAAGGGGTTTGATTTAAACAAACTCGCTGAGAACACAATGAAAACTGCTAAAGCTCAATCCTTACGGAAGAGATTAGGAGGCGCTACTACTGCATCAAGTAGACTAAAGGGTGGAAAAACACAGAGAGCTGGTATTTCGTTGCCAACTCTGGATGAAGTATTTTAGAAAACCAAAGTAACCAATAGATTATCGCAGTGTTGTAGATTTATAGCAAGTATAGAAGGTTAAGACTAAATATTACTTTTTATTAATTCTATAATCAAACAAGATGGCATCTGATAATTTGAAAAAGCTTCGTTTATACGAAGATCATTTTAATGCTGAAGGGATGACAGACGAGAATTCGCTGTCAAATGCCCTATTAACTCAGCCAGACGTATTGTCTCCAGTCTTGACTCATCTGGCAGGGCGCGAAGACAAACGTTTTCCTCTTTCTTTCTTAACTGAAGGATTGGGTAATATTAAATATATTCAGGATACTGAATATGACTATCCTGTAATGGGACGCCTTAACAAGAGTGTTATGGCAGTTAGCCTCGAAGCCGGAACTGGTGTAGGGCACACACGTCTAAAAGTAAAGTTTGCGGAGAAATGGTTCGTTAA